ACTATTGTTGCCATTATACCATAGTTGGACATATCCAAAAAGGCATCTTCTAATGGTTCACCCTCTACGGCATTAACTCTTCCACCAATCAACAAGGTCTTTACTCTTTGGATTTTGTCATTAATTCTGAAGAACAATCCTGTAAGAGATAGTTTTATATCTTCTTCTGTTTGTAATTGTGTCCCAACTGAAATATTCCCTGGGCCGTAATCATGTTGCTTGTGACAGAACAATTCATATTGTTCTCGTTGTAATCTTTTAAATTCTTCGGTCATCTCTGGCCATTCTTGTTCCATCATTGTTACAATATCACTACTGTTACTCATTGAACTAGAATTTGCTTCTTTTTCTGTAATAACCATAACTTCCTCTATTTTATTATTAAATGTGATAATTGTATAACAATAATAACAACTGATAAAACCAAACTTATTATTGTTCTCGTGTCAGGTACTTCGTGTAAAATCAAATAAGTCAATACGGTAAATACTATTGTAGCCATTCCAAATCCAATGGGCCTAACATACCAATAATTTTGAAAATATTCATAATACCATTTTGTCCCATACCAAAAAGCAATACTAATCGGTATACCACCAAATACAACCCACCATAAAGACTTAGCCCATTCATATTTAAATTGACCTTGCATATGAAACCAAGCCCATATATGACCTATCAATGATATTCCTAATGCCATCCATAGCTTACTCATCTAATTTTCATCTTCTTTATTTCTTTATCGGATTTTCCATATTTTTTTACTAACAATATCAATTCTTCTTTTGACATCAAATCATAGTATTCAGCAGCCTGATGTTTACTTACTTCAAAGTAAGTCATAATGAAAGGAACAACTAAATCATTTGTCTTTTCTTTCTTACCACTCAAATACTTTAAGTAAGTCTTTTTCTTTGGTAGTAAATTACAATAGAATTGATACACGGCTTTATGTGGCATAACTTCTATCGTATATGTTTGAAAGTGATTTACGAAAGGTAAAAACTCATCACCCATGCTCAAATAACGATTTACCATAAATGGACTAAACTTCTTTTTGTCGGCATCCGAAAAAGAATCCCAATCTCGTTTACCGACAAATAGTTCATTAATCCAACTAAATAAGTTCATTTATCTCATTTAACGGTAATATCTCACCACAGTTTCCACAATTAAACACTTGAATTGGAGCTATGACTTCTTTACCCGTTGGTGACATAATAGCTGATATTTTCTTTATGACATACCCTTGAATGAAAATCTTATTATTGCATTCTAGACAAGTCATTGTTTCTGCATCCTGTAAGTCTACCTGGACTTCTTGTTTTGGTAGTGGTTTCATTGGTTTTGTACTCATTGTAATTTTCCTAATATGCTTGACATGGTTGCAATAAAGTTAATCTCTTTATCCACACACATCACATCTTGATAAGCTCCCTTTGATATTTCAACAATAACATCGGGTATCTTATCACTTGTTATGTTTTCAACTTCATCATAAAGAAACCTAAACAATTCCGTGTAGTCACTAAAACCACTATCAGCAATCAATTTACGAATTGACCGAATATCAGAATTATTTTGAATCATCTCCAAAAACTGAAGTTTAAACTCATTATGTAACATTCCATCTTTGTCAATCTTCAACTTACCATCTATTGACATTCGTTGTAATTCATTGATTACCCTTCGTAAATCAGGATAACCAGCAGTTACAACGAGTGCCAAATCATCCAAGTCAAAAGATATGTTCTCTTTCTCCAAGATAGTCTTAGCATGTAGAGCAACATCTTTTTTACTTGGTGGTACTATTTTGTAGCTTTGACAACGACTCTGTATCGGGTCAATAATCTTCTCAACGTAATTACAGGTTAAGATAAACCTACAATGAGCAGAAAAGGTTTCCATTAGATTACGTAGAGCAGGTTGAGCAGAATTTACATTTAAGTAATCGGCTTCATCAAGAATAACTATTTTCATTGGCTTGAAACCAATTGAAGAAGCAAATGTCTTCAATTTGTCTCGAACCAAATCTATGTTTCTTTCATCCGACGCATTAATATATAAATAATCACACTCAACGTGATTAACAATAATCTTAGCAAGTGTGGTTTTTCCACCGCCAGCTCTACCATATAAAAGTAAATGTGGGACATTTCCATCAGTTATAAACCTCTCTACTTTTGATTTAAGATGGTCATTACCAACATATGTTGATAAATCTTTCGGCCGGTATTTTTCTACAAATAATCCATGTGATTCCATATTAAACCTGCTGTGAAACTAACCAATATTTAACATTGAAGTCATCAACATTAAACTCGATGTGAGCCAAACCTTTATCACTAATCTGAAGTGTTGCTTTGGAACACTCTTTATTAGCATTTAAAAGTTCTTTAAAAAGATTAGCATTAAAGACAATCGAATCCGTCATATTAACAGCATCACTTTTTGCCTTAATACTAATACGATTTGAATTAATATCGCTATATCCAATTACAAACTCAACTCCACCATCTACTGGATTAATAGCAAATGTATCAACATCACCTAAAGCACCTTTACCTCGAATGAATGAATTGATAAACTGACTATCAATATTCACAATCGTATTAAACTCAGGTGTGTTCTTTAATGCAGGTACATCGGGTATAACACCAATGGCCGCCAATACATAATCAGCTTTCATTATCGAATCCGATAACTTAAAGGCAACTGGCATATTATCAACTTCAGTTAAACTGAAATCAACCTTGTCGGCTAAAGTACCTATCATTTTTGACAATAATGGTGTATCATAAACACCAACTTCAAACTCAGGTAAAGTTTGTTTTGACAAAGTTAATTCACCTAATAGACTTTTGTCTGGTGAAATGAATCGAGTGGATAATGTATCTCCAGTTGATTCCCACTTGACGGAATTTATACTTCCACCAAGATTGTATTTTTGGATAAATGTATCCAATGTTATTTTATTCATTATTACGACTCCTATTGTGTGTTAATATACGAATTTTTTTCATTAAAGTCAAGTTAAAAAAACCTTTCAATTGAAGTTTTTTTATCAATGGGCATATCCCATTTCATACTCTCATAGAACAACTCTATTTTCTTCTTTAGGGCTTTATCAAATAACTTATCCCTATCTATATATTGAGCTACGAAATCCATAATCTCTTTAGGATCATCATAACCCTTGTAAGCGATAGCATCGATATTAAATGGATTGTCTTTCAGATAAACCCATCTAATTTTACTACTATTTCTAATCTGCTCGTGATTATTGACTTTAAAATGTTTTAACAAGTCATTATAGATAACTGATGCCTTAACGTGGACTGGTGCACCCTTTTCCATCTCGGTAAACATAGTCTTACTACCAAAACCATGTTTTGTCTTTTTCTTCGTGTATTTCTTTATACCCTTGACACCACTCGGTAAAGATATGTTTGTAATATCATGGTCGTTTAGACCCTTTTTAAATTCTAAAATGAATTCATCAATTCTTTCTTTTGGAACTTTAAAAAGAATAGCTTTCAATACCTTAGTCATGAAATCACGAAATGCTGGTGGGAATGAACTACGGACAATATCTAATCCCTTAACATCTAGCTTCTCACATGGAGTACCACCATCATTAATAATCCATTGACCATATCGTTTTTTAGTAACCCAAAAAGCAGCCTTAGCAATCATTTCTTGTTTAATCTCAAACCTATGTCCTTCATGTATGTTTAAGAAGTTTTTAGCAAAGTAATCATATGATTTGTTAATATATATTTGAACCTCTGAAGCAATATCAAGAATTTGTTCTGTCATAAACTTCTCATCTTTAACATCAGCATTTGGGAATCTATCCTTAACTAATGGTAAAGCACTATAGAATACTGAATCCGTATCCGTGTAGATACAATAGTCTTTATCGGTTTTCAATATCTTATTATAGTAGTTATTGGTAACTTTCTCCGTGAACTGAATTAACTTCACACCAGTAGTCGTTGTACCCTCGGCATTATCTATATCATAAAACCTAAAGACAGTTAAACCCAAGACACCATATAAACTATTAAGCAAAATCTTCTGAACGTGTTGTCGTCTGTTGAAATGACTACTTAATTCTTCATCACCCGCTTTACCATACTTTTTAGACAATGCTCTATATTCAACTCTTTCATTAAACCACTTCTCCAAGATAGCTGGTATAACACCTTTCTTGGATAAATCATAAATCACACCATTGGAAGATATTGAAACATTATTTTTATTAAAGAAATCTTTTAATTCCCCATTACTGAATCGTCTAATTATCTTACCATTCTTTTCTACAGAATATGTCTTTGTGACTCCTTTAATAAACTCTTCCGCATCCCAACCATTAATCTTACCTATTTTAGTTTCAGGTGACATATTCAAACTCATAATGATTGATGGATACATAGAAGTCAAATCCAAATCAAACACCCAATCATAACAACCAGGTTCAGGACTCTTCACATAAGCACCACTAAACCTACCATCCGAACCATCATAACTAACATCGTAGGCTTTACTCGGAGCGACTAAATTTAAACTTTTTAAATAAACTAACATCGCACCTTCAATATAACGAGAACTGAAATAAACCTCTTCATAAGGTATCCTACCTAAATGACATACACCCTTTGCCAAATCAATCAATTTTAGTTTATCATCAAGAGCCTTGACAATCTTAACATCATTCAAGTTATACTCAATAAACTTATCAATATCATCTCTGTATAAATCATCTAATGTGCCTTCATACTCAACCTTACCAATTCCAACCTCAATAGTTCCAATATGATCTAATCTATAACTTGATTGTTGAGTAAAGGTGAACTTTTTATATAAATCCATATAATCCAAAGCACTAACACCAGCAATTCGATACATCTTTTTGTTTGGGTTATACTTTACGATTTGAATCGGTGAAAGGGCATTGGCAAACTCCTCACCCAAGACTTTAGATATTCTATTATATAAATAAGGTACATCAAACCCATTTATGTTCCAACCAGTAATTATAGTCGGTTTAACATTCATCCAATATTGTAAAATAGCTTTTAATAACTCTATCTCGGTCTTGAAGAATTGAATATCAACCCCATCCTTAATATTACCTTTACCTTCACCTAAAACATAAACTGAATACTCTCCATTATGTTTAGTATAAAATGCTACTGATGTGATTTTATTACTAGCTTTTGCTGGTTCAGGGAAACCATCCGTGACTTCTACTTCAATGTCAAAGAATAGTTCTCTGTGATTTTTAGATGGTTCGTCTGAATCTGAATATCTATCTAAAAGTACTCTCGTATCTAATGGTATATCCGATTCGAATACTTTGCCTGTTTTAAAATCTTCTTCTGTCCAATACGTTACTTTCTTTAACTTATCTCCGTAAATAGAACGATATTGACCACTTCCGTCTTTTACGTAAGCGTAATTCTTAAATATAAAATTTTGATAACCAGCAACATCATCCCATAGATGAACTTCTACTTGATTACCACCTCTCTTTTCACACCACAAATTTTGATAAATAACTAACTCCCTTATTTCCGATACCTCAATATACAACAAAAACCCTATACAAGTCAAGGGTTTTTTTAGTAAAACGGGGGCTATATTTCAAGCCCCCGCACTTTACTATTTAAAAATTAACAGATAGTCCTACATTGTAGTATCTTGGTGTTCCCAAGAATACTTCAGCGTTATGAGCTAAGTGAAGTTTATCACCATACCCATTGTACTGACTATTGTCAACTGCGTCTTGAACATAAACACCATCAAGAGCATTAAAGATATGAGCACTAAGCGTCATATCATAACCACCAATTTCTGGTAGTTTGTATGCTATATGTAAGTCAAGTTTTGAATAGCCAGGAGCTTTCCAAACTTGAGTTTCATCGGCACCATCTTCATCGACTTCACGAGAATCGGGAGACCAATCAGCGTAATTATCATCATACATTTTATACAAACCCTGTATGCTAAGTCCTTCCAATGGTTTAAGTGTTAAACCACCAACATAAGCTGTTTGTGGTTGGTCACCGACCATTAGACCATCAAGAGCATACTCATACTGAGTTGTAGTTTGACCGACAACTTGGTTGTCGTCATTATACTCCATCTCTTGATAATCACCTTTGGCATCACCATCGAACTGCCAAGTACCTTTACTGAATACTAAATTCAAGTCAACCATTTCGTGAAGAGCAATTTTAGACTCTACTTCAAAACCAGTATGACTTTGATTTACACCAGTTAGATAAATGACATCTGTATCACCTGAATCTCCAGCACCTGTTTCAACAGATTTGGTAAGGTTTCTATCTTTCCATTGAGTATTATATGAACTCAATTTAAGATCAACATTACCACTTGCATACTTTCCACCAATTTCGAAACTTGTAAATTTCTCATTGATTGGGTTGGTAGCAACTGTACCATCAAATTTGATTACATTGTCTAAGATAGGTGGCTTCTCAACATACCCACCATTAATAAATGCAGACATTCTATCATCAAGGTTATAAACACCACCACCTTTCACTTGGAAAGTTGTAATAGCATCAGCCGAAACTTTAGAAGCATCAACAGCAAAATGGTCAAGATAAGAATATCCTATTGCGGATACTCCACCCATTCCATAAAGGTTGAATTTGTCAGTAGAATATTTACCTTGTAAAAATCCACCAATCCAATCTACGGTTGTTTCATTATGATAAGCGATAATATCACCTAACATAACTTTCTTCCCATCAGTAGCATTTTTATCGGCGTAATCAACATAGTAATCACCACCAAGTAAATCACGAACTTCACGTGCGTGTTCTATTCCAGCAGTTCTCCAATCAATACCAACTTGAACTTCAAGTTCATCTGATACATCATAGTTTAATTTAGAAATCAAACCATAAGTGTTTTGACGATTGATTGAGTTACGAAGAATACCTGTTGAACGGTTTTCAGTATCAGAGAAAGAAGAATCTACATTAGCAGAGTTCTGTGCTATCTCAGCATTCCAATCCCAAGTCCAAGGAGAACTTGCATACCAAGCACTTCCTTCAACTGCGGGTTGTCTTGATACACTACCATAAGTTCCAGTTCCACCACCTGAACCACCACTCCAATAAGCGACAGTACTCAA